TTCTAAAGGAAGGAAAGAATTGTTTGAAGGATATAAAGCTGATAGAGGTAAGAATCGTTTTAGGGTTAATCGTCAATACCCAGAAATGATGTCTCAAGAAGATGAGCAAATTTCAATGAAAAGACAATTTGTGTGGTTAGTAGACTTGTTAGATAGTTTACCAATTACAACAATGATATATGATGGTATAGAAGCAGATGATGTAATCGGACACATTGCTAAGCATGTGCTTGGCGAAGGAGAAGAATGTTATATTGTTTCTACTGATAAAGATTTTCTACAATTAGTAGATGAGAAGACTTTTGTTTTTTCACCAACTAAAAAGAAACTTTATAATAGAGAATTAGTTAAAGAAGAATGGGGAATATATCCACAAAATCTTTTACTATTCAGAACATTAGACGGTGATAACTCTGATAATGTACCTGGTGTTAAAGGATGTGGTTTAAAGACTGTACTAAAAAGATTTCCTGAATTATCGGAAGATAGAGAGATAACTTTTGATGAGTTCTTTCAAATATGTGAAGATAGACGGAAGGAAGCTAAAATCTATGAAGATATACTTGCAGCTAAAGATGATGTTTTGAGAAATAGGCAAATCATGCAATTGCAAGAACCACATATCAATACAAATACAAAGTTGAAAATAAATGATAGATTCGCTGAACCAAACAAAAAGTTTGATAAGATGGAATTTATCAGAGCCGCTATGAAGTATAAAATTCTTCAAAACTGGAAAGATATAAACGATTGGCTAAAATCAACATACACGAATATTATAGTAAAATAATTTGGTGGTATCACTAAATTGTTGTATATTTGTAAACCAATAAAGATAAATGCAGAGCGAAGACACACTTTCAAAATACGGACAATCATTTCAAACCAAAGTAATATCTGCTTTGCTTACCGATGATAGAATGATGAATACATTATCCGATGTTATTCATAAAAAATTCTTTGAATCGGAAGCGAATAAGTGGATAGTGGATGAGATTGTATCGCATCATAAAGATTACAATAAAGTGCCTTCGTTGGACGTATTCAAAGTTCAGGTATCTAAAATTGATAATCAATCTTTACAAAAAACAATTGTAGGACAACTTAAAGAAATATATGGACAAATCGGTAATACCGATTTTGAATATATCAAAGATGAGTTTACTTCATTTTGTATTAATCAAAATTTAAAAAATGTAATCGTACAATCTATTGACTTGTTGAAATCAGGTAACTATGATAAAATCAAAGACTTGGTTGATAAGGCAATGAAGGTTGGTGTTGATGCCGATTTGGGTATGGATTACCTTATTGATTTTGAAAAAAGGTATGATGAAACAAAAAGAGATACTGTTGGTACTGATTGGGAATGTATCAATGAACTTATGAATGGTGGATTAGGACCTGGCGAATTGGGGGTTGTAGTTGCACCATCCGGTGTTGGTAAGACTTGGGTACTATGTGCTTTGGGAGCTGCAGCTGTAAGAGCTGGAAAGACTGTTGCACATTATTCATTGGAATTATCACAAGAATATGTTGGTTTACGATATGATACTGTATTTTCACACATACCATCACATGAATTGGTTGATAAGAAAGAAGAAGTATTAACATCTCTAAAAAAATTAAGAGGTAAACTTAAAATTAAATACTTCCCACCAAAAGGTGCATCTTCAAAAACAATTCAAGCTCATCTAGAAAAGATGATAGCAGCCGGTAATAAGCCCGATTTAGTTATTGTGGATTACGCTGATTTGTTATTATCACATTCAAACAAAACCGATAGTACATACGCTGAACAAGGTGGAGTGTACATTGATTTAAGAGGAATGAGTGGTGAGTTGGGAATACCAATTTGGACAGCATCACAAACAAATCGTTCAGCAATTGATAGCGAAGTTATTGAAGCTGATAAGATTGCAGATTCATACGCTAAAGTAATGAACGCTGACTTTATTATGAGTTTGAGTAGAAAAGCTAAAGATAAGTTGAGTAACACTGCAAGAGTACATGTTATGAAAAACCGATTTGGACAGGATGGTATAACATTCCCTGCCAAAATGAATACAACCGATGGTACATTGGAAGTATATACAGCATCATCAACCGATGGGGTATTAGCACAAAAGGCTAGTGCAAATGGGAATGAAATAGAAAGACAACTATTACATAAGAAATATGTTGAAAGTATGCCGGTTGGAAACAAACCGCAACTGGTTACGGGATTAGGATAACAATTAAAAAACAAAAACTATGGCAACAAGTCAAGAATTATTTGAGCAAATCAAAGGACATTTTACAACCTTTGAAACAGAACACAATGGTACTAAAAAAGTAAACAAATCAAGAGCTAGAAAAGCAATTGGTGAGTTGAAAAAATTAGTAACTGCTTATAAGAAAGCTTCAACAGAAGAAGGAAAGGCGGCATAATGATAGGGGAGAGCAACTCTCCCCTTTCTATGTTATAATAGACACCTATTTTAACAATTAAAAATATTTTAAAAAAAGTGGATTTTTTATCCACAAACTTGTATTGTTTAGTCAGGCACCTCATATTTATCTTTTTAAATTCAGGTTTTCCTGAAAAAATTTACTAAACAATTTAATTTTACAAAACAATGGACATTTCAACACGAATTTTATCAGACATTACGGTGTATATGAAGTACGCTAAGTACCAGCCGGAATTACAAAGAAGAGAAACATGGGAAGAATTGGTTACTCGTAATATGGATATGCATATTAAGAAGTTTCCAAAATTAGAAAAAGAAATCAGAGAGAACTACAAATTCGTGTATGATAAAAAGGTATTACCTTCAATGCGTTCAATGCAGTTTGCAGGTAAACCAATTGAAATTTCACCAAATAGAATTTACAACTGTGCATTCGCTCCAGCAGATGATTGGAGAGTGTTTTCAGAAATTATGTTCTTACTATTAGGTGGAACGGGTGTAGGTTACTCTGTTCAAAAACATCACGTTGATGCTTTACCTGAAATTAGAAAACCAAATGCAGATAAGACAAGAAGATTTCTTATTGGTGATTCTATTGAAGGTTGGGCTGATGCGGTATTAGTATTAATGAAAGCATATTTCTTTGGTGGAAGTAAACCACAATTTGATTTCAGAGATATTAGACCAAAGGGTGCAAGATTAATCACTTCAGGTGGTAAAGCACCTGGACCTCAACCACTTAAAGAGTGTTTGATTAAAGTAGAAGGTATATTAGATGCACACAAAGACGGTGATAAATTAGAACCGATTGAAGTACATGATATTATTTGTCATATTGCAGATGCAGTATTGGCAGGTGGTATTCGTAGAGCAGCACTTATTTCACTATTTTCAGCAACCGATGAAAAAATGATTAGTTGTAAGAGTGGTGCATGGTGGGAAACAAATCCGCAAAGAGGTAGAGCAAATAACTCTGCGGTATTAATGAGACATAAAATCACGAAAGATTATTTTATGGACTTATGGAAAAGAATTGAAGCAAGTGGAGCCGGTGAACCTGGTATCTATTTAAGTAATGATAAAGATTGGGGAACTAATCCTTGTTGTGAAATTGCATTAAGACCTTATCAATTCTGTAACTTATGTGAAGTAAATGTAAGTGATATTATAGACCAAACTGATTTGGAAGAAAGAGTTAAAGCAGCATCGTTCATTGGAACGTTGCAAGCGGGTTATACTGACTTCCATTATTTAAGACCAATTTGGCAAAGAACAACTGAAAAGGATGCGTTGATTGGAATATCTATGACCGGTATCGGAAGTGGTGCTATTTTAAAGCATGATATGAAGGCAGCGGCTAAAATTGTTAAAGAAGAAAATAAAAGAGTAGCTGATTTAATGGGAATCAACGCTTCGGCAAGATGTACAACTGTAAAGCCTGCCGGAACAACATCATTAACTTTGGGTACATCTTCTGGAATTCACGCTTGGCACAATGATTACTACATTCGTAGAGTAAGAGTTGGTAAGAATGAATCAATTTATTCTCATTTAGTATTACATCATCCTGAATTGGTTGAAGATGAATATTTCAGACCACATGATACTGCCGTAATTGGTATTCCACAAAAGGCACCAGCAGATGCAATCTTTAGAACTGAATCTCCAATTCAACTATTAGAGAGAGTTAAGAGAGTGCATAGTGAGTGGGTTAAGCCTGGCCATAGAAGCGGTAACAATACACACAACGTATCTGCAACTGTTTCTATTAGAGAGCATGAGTGGAAAGCAGTTGGTGAGTGGATGTGGGAAAACAAAGAATTCTATAATGGTCTTTCAGTATTACCGTACGATGGTGGAACTTATATCCAGGCTCCATTTGAAGATTGTACAAAAGAAAAATACGAAGAACTTATGAAAACATTGCACGATGTTGATTTAAGTAAAGTTATAGAATTAGAAGATACAACTGACTTAAGTGGTGAGTTAGCATGTGCGGGTGGTGCGTGTGAAGTTAAGTAAGATGCACGATAACTTGGTACAAAATATAGTAAACGGAATATATGGCTCGATTCGCGGAAACCGATAAGAACCTATATTACTTTGAAGGTAGTAGGGTAGTGTTTACACCAGAATACCACATAGAACGTGGATATTGTTGTGGGAACGGGTGTAGACACTGTCCTTACGAACCTAAACACATAAAGGGAAATATAGAATTAGAAAAAATATATAAAAAAGAAAACGATGAGCGTAGTAGTTAAAAAATTTGGAGCAGCGTGGTGTGGTCCTTGTAGAGCATTGGCACCTGTATTAGAGGGGATTAAAAAAGAGTTTGAAGGTAAAGCAACGTTTGTTGAATATGATGTTGATAATTCTCCAGAAGAATCAGAACAGTATAATGTTACATCTATTCCATTGGTAATAATTGAAAAAGATGGTGTAGTTTTAGAAAGATTTCAAGGTTTAGCAGCTAAAGTAGCATATACAAATGCTATTAATGAGGCTATAAAATAAATTTGGTAATATCCAAAAAGTTTCGTAAATTTGTTATATGTGTGGAATAATAGGCGGTAATTGGTTTACTTCTAGTAAGCAGACCCATACCCATTTACAAAAAATAATTCATAGAGGTAGAGATGCTTCTATTGTAGACGAGATAGACAGTGTCTTTGTTGGGCACAATCGTCTTTCAATTCAAGATTTATCTTCAACAGCAAACCAACCAATGTGGAATGGTGATAAGACTGTATGTATTGTATATAATGGAGAGTTGTGGGATAGTAATTACACAAAAGAATTAAAAGATAAAATTACAATTCCATTTAAAACAAAATCTGATACTGAAATAATTCTTAATGCTTATTGTGAATTTGGAACTGATTCATTCAAAGATTTGGATGGGATGTTTTCATTTGCAATAGTTGATACCAAAATTAATAAAATATTTGTAGTTAGAGATTACGTTGGTGAGTTACCTTTATGGTATGCAATTGATAACGATGGTAAGATGGTATTTTGTTCTGAAAAGAAAGGATTGCCAATATCAGAACTTTATGAAAAGCAAGTAAAGGCAATTTATCCAGGAACTTATTTAGAATACAACTATAAAACATTAGAACATTCAACACAAACTTATTATAAACTTCCAAATGAAATAATAAATGATGATAGAGAAACTATCGTTACGAATATTAGAACAATGTTGGAAGAAGCTGTAAAAGTTAAGATGGTATCAGATGTTCCTATTTGTACTATTCTTAGCGGTGGTATTGATTCCGTTATCACTACATATATTCTTTCTAAAATTAAACCTGATATTGAAGCATTCGTTGTATCAATGGGAGATGGTGATACTAAAAATGATGATATAAAATACGCTAGAATTGCTGCAAAAGAATTTGGAGTAAAATTGCATGAAATTATTTTAACCGAACAGGATGTTGAAGATGCGGTTAAAGAAACTCTTTATGTTATTGAGCAAGGTAGATGGCAAAACGTTGGTAGTGCAATTGCACAAATAGCACTATCTAAAAAGATAAATGAGTTAGGATTCAAAGTTGTATTTAGTGGTGACCTATCCGATGAGATATGGGGTAGTTATGGGCACATTCAAGCGTTCCATTACAAACCCGAAGATTACGATAAGGCCAGAAGAAAATTAGTAGAAGATGTACATAAGACAAACTTCTTAACAACAAACCAATCTATTATGTGGGGTGGAACCGTTGAGGTAAGAACTCCGTATAGTTGGAGACCGTTTGTTGAATATACTTTAAATATTCCACCATTATATCAAAAAGAAGGTGGACATATGAAACCTCTATTAAGGGCTGCATTCAAAGGTGAGATTTCCGATGAACTATTATATAGACCTAAAGTTTACTTCGCAAAAGGATGTAGGACAGGTGATATGATGGAAGCTAAAAAAGATATTTTGAAATCTCAATTAAAATCCTTATATTTGTATAAAGACGAACTAAACTTAAATAAATTCTTTCAATATGCTTAATTTTGTAAAAGCTGAAAAAGGTACAACTGAAATGATTGAAGCTGTAAATCAGGCTTCAACTATTATTGATTTGTATCCTGAAATATTTCCACACTTATATAAGCAAGGCTTTAAGTTGGAAAAGTATATTGAAAAAGGTGGTATGATACTGCAAGACGGTGTTGTTATCACTTTTGGAAAATATAAATCTCATGGTAGAATGAGTAAAAATGCTACCACATATAAAAAGAAAGGAGATTATATTCTTCATCAAATTGCAACAAATCACTCTAAAACAAATGCTTCAAAAGAAGTATTAGATGAGTTTGTAGAATATTGTAAATCACAACACGCAGAGAATCTATTCTTAACCGTTAGGGCATTCAATTATAGAGCCGTATTGTTTTATGAGAGATATGGTTTTGTAAAAGATAGTGATATAACTTGGACTAGTAAAAAAGACGGAGTTATAAATGGTATAGTATTCAGATTGAGATTGGTTGCAAACAAAAATATAGAAACAGTATGTATTTAGAATATTTTGATAAATTTAAAGGTATGCAGCCATACCTATATATAAATTCAGAAGAATGGACTTATATTAAAAAAACATTTGATGTTAATGATGTTAAAGAATCATTAGCAGAAGTGTGTATGGCATACGAATTGCCTTTTGCTGAAATAAGTGAAGATGATGCTAGAAAAGAATATCTTGCATTAAAAGGTATTCGTTGGAATGAATTATTTACCGAAGGTGAATGGTTTCCAAGAAAGGCATCAGATTTTAGATACTCTTTAGATTTTCAAGGTAAACCACAATACATTCGTAGATTAAATACCGGAAATGATGCATCAAATCATTTTCAACAAGCAAATCGTTGGAGTGTAGATGGAACGGTATCACCTGGACCTTCTAGAACTTGGGCAAGCAAAGAATTTATGACAACTCTAATGGGTGGGTTATATACTCTTAAATTTGATGAAGTTGGTAGAAACCAATTAAGAGTGTGTTTAAGTTTGAGAAAATATATTTGTTCTCAATTTAAACCAAATGCAGCAAAAGTATTGTATGATTTTTATGCAGCTAAAAATGTATTAGATATATCAGCGGGATGGGGTGATAGATTATGTGGATTCTTTGCATCTGAAAATGGTGAACATTATGTAGGAATAGACCCTAGAAAAGAAAATCATCCAATATATCGTAAACAGGCCGAATTCTATACTAAACACAATTCATTCTTTGAAACTGAAAAGAAAGCTGATTTTATAGAATCACCGGCGGAAGATGCAGATTTAACTCAATATAAAGAGCACTTTGATATTGTATTTAGTTCACCACCGTATTTCAACGTAGAGAGATATTCTTACGATGATACTCAAAGTTGGGTTAGATATAAAAATATTGATGCTTGGAATAAAGAGTTTTTACATAAAACAATTGCAAACGTTTGGCCTACTTTAAAGAAAGGTGGTATCCTCGCAGTTAATATTGCAGATGTATATGCAAGTTCCAAAGGAGATGGTAAAGGTTATAAAGAGATATGTAATCCAATGAATGATTTTATTCAAACATTAGGTGCAGAATACGAAGGATGTTTGGGAATGGAAATGGCGAAAAGACCTGGTAGTGCTGGAGCGGGTTCTATCATAGAAGGAGATGAGGAAAGATATAGCGAAGAAGCTTTGAAAAAGGCGGAAGAAGCCGGTGATAAAACATTTTGTGAACCTATTTGGATTTGGAAAAAATTATGATAAAAGAATACTTCAAAAAATTTTATGGGATGGAGCCGTATCTTCGTATTGAAAAAGACGAATGGCAAACTATTCTCAAAACTTATACGAAAGAAGAAATCATAGATGAACTTTCAGAAGTATTGCATACATACCCACCACCAATACCAACTATCACAGAAGAAGATACGTTAGATGCTTATAAAAAATTAAAAGGAACTTGGTGGCCTGATATTTTAGTAGAAGGTAAATGGTTTCCGCGTAATGAAAGAGTATCAAAGTATCCATTAACTTATGATGGTTCTGAATATTATTTTAGAAGAACTAATGTAGGTAATAATGCATCCAATCCATTTCATATAGAAAATCGTTGGAAGGTTGATTGGGTTAGAACACCATCGGGTTGGAAAACTTGGCAAACGGTAGAAGGTATTAAAACAATCGTAAGAGCATACTTTACTTTGGATAAAATGTTATTGGATGTAAATTTGGAAACTCTTAAAATGGCAACTACATTAAGAAAGTATGTTGCATCACAATTTAAACCTGTTATTGCAAAAGCATTCTATGATAAGTTTCAAAGTAAAAATGTTATGGATTTTTCAGCAGGATGGGGTGACCGTTTAGCTGGATTCTTTGCAGGAGAAACAACAAAGTTTTATTTAGGTATTGACCCAAATAGTAGTAATCATCCTAACTATCAAAAACAAATTGAGTTCTATAAAAAACATACAACATTCTTTGAAGAAGATAAAGATGCAAAGATGTTACAAGCGGCGGCTGAAGATGTAGATTATTCAGAGTATGAAAACTTCTTTGATACAATCTTTACTTCACCACCGTATTTTAATACGGAAAGATACAGCTTTGATGATACTCAAAGTTGGATTAGATATAAAAAGTTTGATGATTGGAACAAAGGGTTCTTTCATACAACATTAGACAAAATTATACCAACCTTAAAAAAAGGTGGAATACTGGCAATCAATATTGCGGATGTATTTTCTGCACCTGATAAGGGGTATGTGGACATAGTTAATTCTATGAACGATTTCCTTCAATCCAGAGGGTTAATTTATAAAGGGTGTATTGGTATGGAAATGACAAAAAGACCCAATAGTGGGGGTGCTGGGATGGCTGTATCGGAATATTACTCCGATGAATTGAAGGAAAAGGCTGAAGAAACAAAAAACCACGCATTTGGAGAACCAATATGGATTTGGGAAAAATAAATTTGGTAGATTCAATAAAATATCGTATATTTGTATTCACAATTTAAAATTTAAACATAAACAAAATGAACAAAGCAAAATTAACAAGATTTATCCAAAAGTATAGTTTGGGTGGATTAGTAGAATCAGTTGCATGGAAAACGGAAGATAACAAATTAGTTACTCGTTTCATATCCGATGACAAAACTGTATTGGGTGAAATTCAATTAGATAATTTCACATTTAGTGCACCTGATTTAGGAGTGTACACAACATCAGCATTATCAAAATTACTTTCGGTAGTTGGTGAAGATATTGAGTTGGAAGCACAAGAAATTGAAGGTAAAGCTGTAAACCTTTTCGTTAAAAGCGAAAACACAAAGGTTCAGTTTCAATTGGCAGATTTGGCAGTTATTCCAAATGTACCAGATTTGAAAAAACTTCCTGATTTTGATGTTGATATTAATTTTGATGGTGCGTTTATTGATAAATTTATCAAAGCTAAAAACGCATTGAGTGATGTTGATACATTTACTATTCTTACTGAAAAGAAAGAATTAAAAGTTGTATTGGGTTATTCAAATATTAACTCAAATAGAGTTGTGTTCGTAGTTGATAAAGCATATGCAGGTGATGTTAAACCAATTTCTTTCTCAGCAAAGTATTTGAAAGAAATCTTAACTGCAAATAAAGAGGCAACTGCGGTTGTACTTAAAGTATCAACACAAGGTATTTCGCACGTTGAATTTAAAATTGATGATTTCACTGCAAAATATTACCTAGTAGAACAACAATTAACTGCATAATGAGTTTTAATTACAAAAAGAAATATTTCTACGAAAAGAATGACTGGTTGTACGAACCGGAAGTAAACTTATTATATGAAGATGTTCTTAAAATGCCATTCGCCGATTTTGAAAGGTGGGTGGCATTTTTTAGAGAACTTGCAGTAAGAGTTTGGAATGAAACCGGAGCACCACCGAGAATCGGTGTTGATGAGGGTGAAATGATTGAACAATTTTCTAAACTACAAACTTACAAAGTAGAAAAGTTTGAAGAAAAAGATGATGACGGAAACGAAGTCATCTTTAACTTCAATAAGTTTGCAACACCAGTTAATCAATTCTTTCCTGCGATGTATAAGACGGGAATCGGTGGTTCGGCTTATGATAAGCCAAAACCATCAATCTACGATGTATTCGCAGATGATGCCTATTTGCCAGAATTTGTAAAACAAATGAGAAGATTAACTAGGCAAGATGGCATGTATCGTTTTTCTAAAACCTTACATTTAGATAATCCAGAATTTCATAATTCACATATCCAAAGTGGTAAAGAGTGGATTGAAAAATGGGCAGCGGGTAATAAGAAAGAAGGATATGGATTTTGTTTATCACAAGCGGATAGCAAAGTTCCATCACCGCCAATTACTGCACAAGAAGTTAAAGACCTTTATGCAGCTGGTATATTGAAGTATGAAAACATATCTTCATTAAAAACTGCGGATTGGGGTGAGAATATTGATAATTTAGTTGATGTTCCAAAACAACCAATTCAGATTAAGATATACCCATTAGGACAAAGAATATTTCCTGAAGCAACTGCTGCATTTCGTATCGGTATGGGTACACAGGCGGTTGTAAACTTCCCACCACTTACTGCAAAATATCTTTATAAAAGATTTACGGAACATATTAAAGAACAGGATGTAATTAACATCTATGACCCATCAGCGGGTTGGGGTGGTAGGATATTAGGAGCATTAAGTCTTGATGATAGAAATATTCATTACATAGGAAATGACCCTAATACCGAAAACTATATTTCAGAAATCGGTAAGACTCGTTATGAGTATCTTGCGGAGTTCTTTAATAATAAAGTACCGGGTGCGGCTAATCCTTTTTGGGGACACGCTAATACATACGAAATCTTTACAACTGGTTCTGAAATTATTAAAGATGAACCGAGATTTCAAAAGTATAAAGGTAAATTAGATTTTGCATTTACTTCTCCACCATACTTTGATAGAGAAAGATATTCTGATGATGATACACAATCATTTAAGAAATTTGGTAACTATGAAAGTTGGAGAGATGGATTTTTAAGACCAACATTAGAAACTATATATGAGTATCTTCGTAATGACCGTTATGTATGTTGGAATATTGCTGATATTAAAGTTGGTCCTGATAAGTTTTATCCATTGGAGCAAGATAGTATTGATATACTTACTCAATTAGGATGTGAGTATAAAGGCAAATTAAGAATGACAATGAGTCCAATGACAGGAATGGATTTATCTAAAGCGAAAAATTGTATGCAGATTGAAGGGCAATTTTATAAGTACGAACCAATTTTTATATTTTATAAACCATAACATAATAGATGTATCAAAACATTTTCTTTGAAAGAAATAGAAACTTAATTCATTTGTGGGATGACACTTTAGGGTATCGCACATTTCCATATAAAAAATATGCATATGTTAAAGACCCAAATGGGGAATATCAATCTATGCATGGTGACCGTTTAAGTAAAGTATTTAAATGGGAAAAGGATAGTGGTGAGGAATTATTTGAATCAGATGTACCGGAAACCACCAGAGTATTAGTAGACCTATATGGGGATGATACTCCATCTAAAGGTCATATTGTTTTAACTTTTGACATTGAGGTAGAAATGATAACAGGACTTCCAAACATTGAAAAAGCCGAAAACGAAATTACTTCAATAGCAGCGTATGATGATGCCACAAAAGAGTATCATGTATTCGTTGTAGATAAAAAAGGTAAGGTAAACGGTAAATCGTTTCAAAAAGACGGTAGAGATGTGCATGTTCATATCTTTGGTAGTGAGCGTGAATTGTTGATGAAATACTTAACTTATGTTGAAAGTGTAAACGCAACGATTTGGACGGGATGGAATATTGATTTCTTTGACGTTCCATATCTTTATAATCGTATTAAGAATGTATGTGGCGAAAATCAAGCCAATCGTTTATCTTGTATAGGTAAAACATATTGGTCACCTTATCGTAATCGTTATAGTATTGCGGGTGTGAGTATTATGGACTATATCGGTTTGTATAAACGATACAACTTTGGTTTAGAGAGTTCATATACTCTTAATCATATCGCTATGAAAGAATTGGGTAGAGGTAAGGTTGAATATGAGGGAAGTTTGGATGACTTATTTGAGGATGATTTAGAAAAGTTTATTGAATATAACATTACTGACGTTGAGTTGGTGGTATCAATGGATACCAAACTTCAGTTTATTGAATTAAGTAGAGCGATTTGTCATTCTGGATTTACACCATATGAAGATTATATTTTCTCATCAAAGTATTTGGAAGGAGCTTGTTTAGCTTATCTTAAAAAGAAAGGATTGGTAGCACCTAATAAGCCAAAGAATCACAAAGATAAACTTGCAGAACAGGCTGAAGCTGGTGAAGAAAAATTTATTGGGGCATATGTTAAAGAACCAATTGTTGGTAAGTATGATTGGATTTATGACTTGGACTTAACATCTCTATATCCATCAATCATTATGACCTTAAATATCTCACCTGAAACAAAGGTTGGTAAGATTTCAAATTGGGATCCTGAATCTTGGGTTAGGGGTGAAGATAGACAATATACGATTGTTGGTAAAACAAAAGAGTTTACATATAATAGAAAAGAATTAGAAGAAGTAATTAGAGATAATCAATTAGGTGTTGCTGCAAATGGTGTGTTATATACACAAAAGAAACCTGGTTTGATTGCAGATATTTTAGATACTTGGTTTAAACAAAGGGTTGAGTTCAGAAAGTTGGAGAAGAAGTATGGTGAGGCGGGTGATACTGAAAAATATGAATTCTATGGTAAGAGGCAGTTGGTACAAAAGATTCTTTTGAACTCAATGTATGGTGTGTTAGGACTTGTTGCATTTAGATTCTATGATATTGATAATGCAGAAGCAGTAACGATTACCGGTCAAACTGTAATTAAGAAAACTGCCGAAATGGCAAATCTTAAATACCAAAAAGAGTTGGGTACAAAAGACGATTATAATGTTTACATTGATACCGATTCAATTTATATGATGGCAGAACCTTTGGTTAAATTTAGGTATCCTGAATATAAAACATTTGACCAAACTAGAATGGCATCTGAAGTTAATATCGTTGCAGAAGAAACTCAAGCATTCTTAAATTCATTTTATAACTTACTAGCGGAAAGATTCTTTTGTATTCCAAAAGAGAAACACCGCTTTGAGATTAAGAAAGAGTATATCAGTAAAGCAGGATTTTGGGTAGCAAAGAAACGATACGCACAATGGATGATTTTGAAAAATGGAATTCCGTGTGATAAGTTGGATGTTAAAGGATTGGATGTAGTTCGTTCATCATTCCCAAAAGCATTTCAGGAGTTTATGGCTAAAATGTTGAAAGATATTTTAATGGGTAAAACCAACGAAGAAATAAATGAATCACTTTTGGAATTTAAAAAGAGTATCTATACACTTCCGATAAATAAAATCGCAAAAGGTGGAGCTATTAAAGAATTGAGTAAATACGATAAAGGTAAGTGGAGAAAAGATAGTGGATTGGCGATTGCTAATTTTGAGAAAGGAACACCTGCACACGTTAAGGCTGGAATTGCGTATAATAGATTACTTAAATTCTTTGAATGTCCGTTTAAACATGAACCTATTAGAGATGGTGAAAAAGTTAAATGGGTATATCTTAAAAGTAATCCATTGGGAATAGATACTTTGGCATTCAAAGATTATAATGACCCAAAGGATGTATTGGATTTCATTGATAAGTACATAGATAGAGATGAAATATATAAAGCAGAATTAGAAAATAAACTAAATGACTTCTTCGGTGCTCTCAAATGGGAAATGGCATCGGTAGAATCACAAAACGCAAAAAAGTTTTTTGAATTCTAAACTTTTTTTCGTATATTTGTAAAACAAAATAAAATAATATGGCAAAGGCTAAAAAAACAAAAAAAGAAGAAGTAGTTGAACTAGAGCCGATTGGTGAAGTTAAACTAGAACAAAAAAAATATGAAGATTGTGAATGGTGTTTCCAATTTGACGAAGATGAACCACAAGTGTTTGCTTGGACTGATCCTGAAATTAGTGCAGATGAGAATCCTAAAATCATTTTTGAAATAACTAATGGGGAAAATTCATATATCACATTCACAAACGGTAAATCAGGAAAAACATTTAAAATTTACGCTAGAGAAATTTCAGATGCTGGAAAAGAAATGAGAGAAGCTCAAAGACAGGCATTTAAAAACTCTCAAGCTGATTTAGAAAACTTTGATAAAAACATGGAAGATTATGCAAGTGAAAATAAAGAAACTGAATAGTAACGCAGTAATTCCAACATACGCAAAAGATGGCGATGCTGGAATGGATTTAGTAGCAACTGAAATCCTTAAAGATACACCTGAACAAATCACATATGGAACAGGATTGGCAATGGAAATTCCTAAAGGATTTGTAGGATTAGTATTTCCTCGTTCATCAATCAGAAAAACTGGTTTACAATTAAGTAATTCGGTTGGTGTAATTGATAGTGGGTATAGAGGTGAACTACAAGCTACCTTTAATAAAATATTTGGTGGTGAAGGGTTTTATGATGAAACGGTAGAAACTAAAGTTCCTGTTAATGACTTTTATAAAGTAGGAGACCGTATCGCACAAATTATGATTATTCCACATCCTGAAATTGAGTTTAATGAAGTAGATGAATTATCAAATACAGAAAGAGGTGAAGGTGGATTCGGCTCAACTGGAAATTAAAAAATAAAAATATGTTTGAATTTAAAGAAGAAGAACAAATAAATCATTCACTTTGGGTAGAAAAATATCGCCCATCTAAATTGGATGATTATGTTGGTAATGAACATTTGAAAAATAAAGTAGCAGGTTATATAGAAACCGAAGATGTACCACATCTTTTGTTCTTTGGAAAAGCCGGTACTGGTAAAACAACATTGGCGAAATTGATTATCAAATCAATTGATTGTGATTATATGATTCTAAACGCATCAGATGAAAACAACGTTGAAACTGTAAGAACCAAAGTAAAGAATTTTGCATCATCTATGGGATTCAAAAAGTATAAAATTATTATACTTGATGAGTTTGATTATATGACTCCAAACGCACAAGCGATTTTGAGAAACTTAATGGAAACATTTAGTAAACATTGTAGATTCATTTTGACGTGTAACTATGTTGAAAAAATTATTGAACCTATTCAAAGCCGTTGTCAAACTTTTCAAATAACTCCACCTACTAAAAAAGATGTAGCTATTCAGATGAGTAAGATTTTAAGAGCAGAAGATGTTCAGTTTGACCCAAAAGATTTAGTTCCGATTATTGATTCTTCTTATCCCGATATTCGTAAGATTATTAATACTTGTCAATTAAACTCTCTTAAAGGTAAATTGCAAGTAGATGTTCAAAATCTTTTAGAGAATGATTACAAAATGAAAGTTTTGGAAATTCTTAAATCAAAAGATGATAAGAGAAACAAATATATGAATGTTAGACAAGCTATTTTAGATTCAAAGGCAACTGATTTTTCTGACCTTTATACATTACTATATGATAAGGTTGACGAATATGCGGGAGAAAATACAGCAAACGTTATTCTTGTATTAGGAGATGGAGTAGCTAAATCAGCAGTAGCAATTGATAAAGAAATTATTGCAGCGGCAACATTAATTCAAATTTTAAATTTAATATAATATGGCAAACATTATTGGACAAGGTGAAATTCCACAAATGCCAGGAGGACAACCTAAAGTAGATATTTCACAATCGTTACCTATGGTATGTGAAAGTTGTGGTTATGATAAATTCATATCAACTGTAAAAGTTAGAAGATTATCAAAGTTATCATTTGGTGGAGCACAAGATATGGTTATTCCATTTGATTTATTCATATGTGGAAGTTGTGGTGAAGAATTTGAACCACTAAAACCAATTGAATTAAGAGCATTGGAAGCAAAAGATAAATTATCATCTCAACCAAAAATAGATTTAGATACAAATGCCTAAAGGATTATTTGACCATATCAACGCAATTACAAAAGACCAGGACCCAAAGTATTGGGATAAGCTAGATGATGCGGATAAAAAGACTTGGAGTAACTGGTTAATTCTTCGCTATATGTCTATGAATCCTGATTGGATAGAGATGATAGCAGAGATACAACCCTATATTCAAGAAGCACCACCAAAAGCAGTTTATAAAGCACTTATTGGTGTTATACCAAAGGGTAAAACTTATCTTCGTTATATGAAGGGCAAATCGGTAAAAGATTATGAACAATGGATTATTGATTTGGTAGCTAAATGGTACGAAGTTTCTACAAAAGAAGCATCTGAATATCTTGATATATTATATGAAAGTACCACCGGTAGAGAGGAAATCAAAAGAATTGCCGAAGCATATGGTACAGAACCCAAGTTAATTACCAAGTTAAAACTCAAAGTTTAATTTGGTAATATCACCATTTTTTCGTATCTTTATATAAATCAAACAAATGGCAAAAGTATCATTTTCGCAGTACTCAATGTGGAGTAGCTGCCCTCAACAATATAAGTTAAATTACATAGATAAATTAGGTGAAAGTTCTGGTAACATTCACACAATCTTCGGTACAGGAATGCATGAAACAATTCAACATTACCTTTCAGTTATGTATGGTGTTTCTAAAAAACAAGCTGATGAGATTAATTTAGATAAACTTCTTTTAGAAAAAATGAAAGATGCTTTTACTAAAGAAAAAGAATCTCTTACTGAAGGTACACCTTGTACTCAAATAGAATTAGAAGAATTCTATGGAGATGGTAGAAGAATATTAACTTGGTTTAAAAAATATTGTAGTAAATTTTATTCTAAAAGTGGATATGAATTAGTTGGTATTGAAATTCCTTTAAATGCAACTATTAAAAACGGTGTACACTTTATTGGATTCATTGATATTGTATTGAGAGATTTAGCGGAAAACTCAATTATAATTGTTGACCTTAAAACTTCAACAATGGGATGGAATCAATATCAAAAGGCTGATAAATTGAAAAACTCTCAAATCCTTTTGTATAAAAAATATTATTCAGAATTGTTTAATATTCCAATGACTAAAATCAAAGTGGAATATCAAATTATGAGAAGAAAACTTCCTGAAGATTCTGCATTTCCAATTCCTTACATATCAAAACATATTCCGCCAAATGGAACACCATCGGTAAACAAAGTGTATGATGAATTTATGGAATTTATTAATACCGTTTTTGATGATGATGGAAACTTCAAAGATATCCCATTCCCAAAAGTACCTGGCAATAACAAAAAGAATTGTAAATGGTGTGAATTTATGAATAGAGGGATATGTGATGGTAAACCTTAATTTTCGTTTTTTTATTTTCTATATACTTATATATACAAATATATAAAACGATATTACAATGAATCAAGAAAACACAAAGCTAACAACTGTGAAAATCTTGAAAGATGTATATTCATCATTTAAAAAAGTATCTTTTGATTCCGATGTTACCCTTCAAAAATTGGTAAACCGAACTGTTGAAAGATATGTTTCTGACGAAGAATTTAGAAAAGAAATGAACGAATACTTAAAATTACAAATTTCAGGTTCACAATTTTAATGAAAAAATAAGTTATGGCAAAAAAGAAAAAAATCCTATTACTTTCGGATGATTTAAGAATGGCAAGTGGTATAGCCACAATGTCAAAAGAATTCGTATTGGGTACGATACACAAATACGATTGGTATCAAGTTGGAGCGGCAATTAACCATCCTGAACAAGGTAAGGTTTTGGATGTTAGCGAAGATATACAAAAAAATTATGGAGTAGCAGATGCTAGTTTAAAAATACTTCCTTGGAATGGGTATGGAAATGCTGATTTGTTAAGGCAGATTATTAATTCAGAAAACCCAGATGCAATCTTACACTTTACTGACCCTCGTTATTGGACATGGTTGTATGATATCGAACACGAAATCAGACAAAATATTCCAATTTTTTTCTACGCAATTTGGGATGATTTACCAGACCCAATGTATAATAGAGATTATTATGAAAGTTGTGATTGGATTGGATGTATATCAAGACAAACATATGGTATTATAAAAAGAATTACTTCTAGAACCGATAAAGTAACATGGAGACCTCTAAAAGATTGGCAAGTAAAGTATGTACCACATGGTATTAATACTGATATCTACAAACCAACCGAAGTACCTGCGGAATATCGTAATGAAATTTTAGGTGGTAAAGAATATGATTTTGTATTGTATTGGAGTAATAGAAATATCCGCAGAAAACAACCGGCCGATGTAATAATGGCATATAAAAGATTTTGTGAGATTATTGGTAAAGATAAAGCGGATAAATGTCTTTTATTAATGCATACACAACCTGTTGATGAAAATGGAACTGACTTGTATGCTGTAATTGAAGAACTTGCACCTGGTATTAATATCCGTTTTTCTGAAAAAAGAAGAGTTCAACAAGAATTGAATTGGAACTATAATATAGCAGATGTAACAATCAATATTGCTAACAACGAAGGATTTGGATTAGCAACCGCAGAATCGGTAATGGCTGGAACACCAATCATTGTAAACGTAACCGGTGGATTGCAAGACCAATGTGGATTTAAAGTTGAAGGTAATGTATTGGTTGCAGATGATTATATTAAGATTGGTTCTTTACATGAATGGAGAAAATGGGAAGGTAAAGCAGAACCTGGTCCTTGGGCGTATCCTGTATGGAGTAGAGCACAAGCATTAGCAGGTTCAGTGCCAACACCGTATATTTGGGATGATAGAGTTGATATAGAAGATGTTGCACAAGCAATTGCTAAATCATACAATACACCAAAAGAAGAAAGAAAAGCAAACGCATTAATTGGTAGAGAGTTTTTTATTAATGAAGCGGGATTAACACATACCAATATGGCCCAACAATTAATAGATGGGATTGAAGATGTGTTTGAGAATTGGAAACCAAGAAAAAGATTTGAAGTGTTCAAAATTAAATAAGTTATGAGTAAACCAACATTAGTATTTCAGGGACCTATTTTTACGAGAAGTGGATATGGGGACCATTGTAGAGATTTGATGAAATCACTACGCAAAATGGATAAATATGATATTAAGATTATCCCACTTCGTTGGGGTAACACTCCACAAAATCAAGTAACTGACCAAGATGAATTTGGTAGATGGATGCTTGAAAGAGTTGTAGGAGTAGTAGAACAAAAGCCGGATGTATTTATGCAAGTTTCGGTAGCAAATGAATTTGAACCAAAAGGACACTATAATATTGGTATAACTGCCGGTGTTGAAACTACAATTGCTCCAAAAGATTTCATTGATGGTTCTAACAAAATGGATTTGATATTAGTACCATCTCATTTCACAAGACAAAATTTAGGTGGAACTGTTTATCAACAAAAAAATCAACAAACTGATGAAATAGTTGGTGAAATTAGGGTTGTAAAGCCAATTGAAGTGCTTTTTGAAGGAGTTGATACCGATATATTTGAATCATCCGTACCATCTAAAACAAATACTGATATTTTAGAAAATATAAAAGAAGATTTTTGTTTTTTAGTTGTTGGACATTGGCTGAAAGGAGATTTGGGACAAGATAGAAAAGATATTGGTATGGCAATTAAAACATTTGCAACCGTATTCCAATATACCAAAGAAAACAAACCAGCTCTTATCATAAAGACATCGCATGCCGGATTTAGTGTAATGGATAGAGAAGCTACTAGAAAGAAAATTGAAGAAGTTATAAAGAGTTTTGGTGATAAGTGTCCACCTATTTATTTACTTCATGGTGATATGGAAGAAAGTGATATGAGTAATTTATACCACCATCCAAAAGTTAAAGCAATGGTATCATTTGCTAAAGGTGAAGGATATGGTAGACCAATGGCTGAATTTAGTTTGACTGGTAAACCAATTATAGCAAGTGGTTGGAGTGGACATACTGACTTTTTACCAAAAGAACATGCAGTTTTATTAGAGGGTTCGTTGACAAATGTACATGAATCGGCGGCAGACCAATTTTGTATGAAAGAAGCTCAATGGTTTACTGTAAATTATTCAAATGCAGCAAATAAATTATATGATGTGTATAAAAACTACAATACATACAAAACTCAATCGGTTGGTTTAAAAGATAATACTCTTAAACATTTTACTTTGGATAAAATGACGGAAAGATTTGAACAAATACTTGATACTTATGTAAAGAGAGCACCGCAAGTAGTTCCATTCAATGTTCCAAAAGTAAACAGTCAAAAGATAGAATTACCAAAACTTAAAAAAATAGGTTAATGTCATACGGAACCTTATATAATAGAATAATAGAAAAAGAAACCATAGTTCCTAAATCAAAACTAGAAGCAAGAAGAGTTTATAAAATAGTTTCGTATGAGTATGTTGGTGGAAAACTTACTTCGTTTAGTGGGCCTGAAAGTGCTATTATTTTTTTAATTAGTATTACACCTGATAAAATATTACATTGTATAAAGATAAGTGAAGCGCGACCTAATAAATTCTTTGATTGGTTAAAGTTAAATTTAAAAAGGGGATTGAAATACGATGCGATTAGAGAAATTGCAGAAAAAAATACTTTAGATGAGTTATTACCGGCCGATAATAGAACTGGTTCTAAAACATTTATGAATTTAAAAAGACATGGGATATATGAACATCAACCTGGTACATATAGAACTTATCTACTTAATAATGTGAAATCCATAAAGGAAGTTAAGTTTAATACCGATGAATTTTTAAAGTTTCTAAAGATACAAAAACCCACTCAACCGCCCACTAAATCGGAAAATCCTTAAAAGTGTTTATTTCTTCCATTTATTTATATTTATTTGTGTAATTACACACAAGTAGAATAAAACCATGGCAATAATAAAAAGAATACCAAAGGGTAGTCCCTTAACGGCGGCAGAAATGGATGCCAACTTGACGATTTTAGAAAACGTATCAAGTTCCGTAAATACATTATATACAACAACTGATAATTTAAATTCAACATTAACATCAGTATCTTCATCCGTATCGAATCTATCAACTTTAAGTGGACAATTAAGCGGACAATTTACTGGTAGTGTTTTAATTTCTGGTAGTTTAAGATTTGATAATATTTCAACCGATGCTGTTGCAAGTGAAGTATTAGTTTACAATAGTTCTACAAAAACAATAGGAAAAACAACTTCAATAGCTACTGGACCAGCAGGAAGTGATGGTTCATCTGGTACATCTGGTAAAGATGGTACAGCGGGAAGTTCAGGTACATCTGGCTCATCTGGTACATCTGGTAAAGATGGCACGTCAGGAAGTAGTGGTAGTTCTGGAACTTCTGGAAGCTCAGGTTCATCTGGAACTTCTGGAGAGAGTGGTACTTCCGGTTCATCTGGAACATCTGGTAGTAGCGGTTCATCTGGTACATCTGGTAAAGATGGTACATCTGGTTCATCGGGTTCATCTGGAACTTCTGGACAAAATGGTGATAGATTTTCATCAACATCAAGTACTTCAAACGATATAAGCACTGGTTCTAAAAATTTCACAATAGGAACTGGATTACAATGGACTCCTGGACAGGCTATTATTATTTCTGAAAATGCATCAAATGTATTAGAAGGAACTGTAACATCTTACAATAGTGGTACAGGTGATTTAGTGGTTAATATAACAACTACATCAGGTAGTGGTACTGGTATAACTTCATGGTATATAAATACGGCAGGTGCACCTGGTCAAAGTGGTTCATCTGGAACTTCTGGAAGCTCTGGTTCATCTGGAACTTCTGGTTCATCTGGTACATCTGGAAGTAGTGGTAGTTCTGGAACATCTGGTTCAAGTGGGTCTTCTGGTACATCTGGAAAAGATGGTACAACCGGTTTAGATGGTACAAGTGGTTCATCAGGAACTTCTGGAAGCTCTGGTTCATCTGGAACTTCTGGTTCATCTGGTTCATCTGGAATAAGTGGAACTGCAGGAACATCCGGTTTAACAACAACCGTATTTCCTTATACCGGTTCTGCACTTATTAGTGGTTCTTTGCATATGACCGGTTCTATAAAAATTGGTAAAACACAATATGGTGGTGCATTATATGGACCCACAATTCAGTTTTTAGATTTAGGTTCTGATTCAAGAGGAGTAGATGAAGTTACATCATTTTTATGGTGGACTGATAAGAATGGTAATAATAAAGGTGAATTAGAAACAACTGCGGGGGCTACTGGGTTTCATAAGTTGGCTATTAAAGAATTTGAAGAAATAAAGTTGAGTCCTAGTGATGCAATTACAATGACGAAATCGGTTGGTATTACTGGTTCTTTATTTGTAAGTACATCTTTGAGTGCATCTTTAAGAGAAGGATATGCTTGGGTAGGTGGTCCTAATAATAGAACAATTTTAGTAGCAACATCTTCATTTGGTAGTGCTGGTAGTGGTACTGGAATATTTGCG